TCTACATTATTCCATAGCCACATTAACCCTGCAGCTAAGGCTAACACAGATACAATTACCAGTCCGATAGGGTTAGCATTCATTACTGCATTTAAAACTACTTGACTCGCAGTTACTAGTTTTGTAGCTACAAACCATGCTGTCATTGCACCTACAAATGTAGAAAGAGTTATAGTCAGAGGTACGAATACATTTTTGTTGTCTTTCATGAATCCGATAAGGCTTATAATAAATTTAGAAGCATTTTCAAATGATTTACCGATACTTCCCATTGACTTAGAAATCTCATCCGTACCAACAGCTTTTATAACATTACCGATACCTCTAGTTATGGCGGTATTCATATTTGCTACGCCAGTCTGTAATCCACCTGCTGAGTTTTTAGCTTGGTCAGCAAAAGAAGGAAACTTGCCTAAACCTTTTTTATTTAACTTAACTATCTCGTCGGTAACATTTTTAAAAGGTATAACACCATCAGTTACAGCAGTTGCTAGTTCTTGCCAGTTCTTATACCCTAGACTATTAGAAAGTTGCTTCATTTGACCTGGCATAGCAGTTGCAAGTGATCGCCACTCCATTAAATCAGGTTTGCCCTTAGCTATGGCTTGCGAGAATTGTTCCATTGCTGTAGCTTGCATCTCGGCTGGTTTATTACCTGCTATAAGTGCGTTATTTAATGCCAAAGTTAAATCTGTAGCTTCACCTAATGACTTAGAGCTTGGTGCGATGTTTTGTAATGCGGAAGCAATACTATCTAATGATGTAGGAAGTCCTCGGACACCCATGTCTAGTTTATTTATAGCCTTAGAAGATTCACCAGCTTCGTAGCCTAGATTCGCCATAACTTTAGGGAAGTTATTAAGGGTATCAACACGCCTGACAGCATTTCCAATATTCTTAGTTATAAGTACACCTACAGCAATTGCAGCTGCAGCAACAGCAGCTAAACCTACTTTACCTATGGCAGTGAAAGCTGCATTACTACGCTTGCTTACTTTTTCGCTTTTATTACCAATACCCTCAGCACTATTTTCTACATTCTTAGCATCTCTAGCAAAGCCTTTGGTATCTATACTAGCATCGTAAAAAATTGCCCCGACTTGTTGTCCGTTCATACGTCCGCCTTGCTATTTTTTAATAAATCGTTGTTCATACTTTTAAATGTTGAAGATGGATTTTTAGTTTGTACTGCTCCGACAGCTGATAATACTGACCTTGATATATCGTACATGAATCCACTCCTTACCTTTCGTGCTGCTACTAGTTGCCATGTCATCTGTTCCATAGACATTTTATCGTCTAGAACGGCTTTCATACCCTCATAACCAAAGTACATTCCATACTCTGCTATCATCATCTGGAATTCATCTATAGGTATTGATGATTGACCCCCAGCCCTCATGCGATGGACTTTTGCTAAGTCCTCGGGACTAAGAGGATTCTGGTTCGGTAGGCTTGCCATCTTTAGCTTGTTTCTGATCTTTTATATCTTCTATAATTGCGTAAACTACTCCGATAGGTGTAGCTTGCAACCATTCTTCAACCTCAGAGTTATCCTCAGTCGAATCTTTGAATAATTTCTTAAAGTAACCGTAAGTTTCAGATTCTAATCTATCATATTTATCTAAATCTTCTTCGTTAGCGGTGTTGTTTTCTACTTTCTTTTCAAGTAGCCCGAGCCTTCTTTGGATTTGACCCATCTTGAGTTCTGTTCCAGCACCAGGAGCTGTCATAGTCCACGACTTGCCGTCCATATTAACACTTACTGGTTTAATATAATCTGCGGTTTTTATATCGTACACTATTCAAGCTCCTTTATTTGCCTTTATTGTAGCATATTAGCTAGCTACTGCTTCCCATGTCTGGCTTGCTGCATTCCATAGCACTGGTTCTGTTAGAGAACCTGCACCAAGTTGGAAGAAGTTACCATCTGCATTAGGTTGTGCATATAGCATTACTTCTACACTAAAACCATCTGATTGGTTCATAGTAGGATTCCAATTCATAGCAATTAGCAACTTATAAAAGTGCTGGTCGTTATTTGAATTGTCATCGCATACATAGTGTATGTTTCCAGTTATTGGTGTTTTTGATGCACAGCTACCGCTACCGAATACTAGATTTCCACCTAGTTGAGGTGCTGTAGGTGCGTTATATAGATCAGCCCAAACGTTCTTTAGGTAATCCATATTTGGAACAAACAATGTGAATGAAAGCTCTGATGTTTCAAACATTCCTGCTGGTTGTGTTCTTGTTCCGCCTAGTGTTTCGCTTGAGCGAGTGGTTTCGACAAAGTTAGGTGTGATGTCCCCAATAAGTGCTGCAGGTAATACTGCAATCCCTAGTGCTAAGTCGGCTGCACCGCCAAGTATAACGTCATTATTCATTTATTAACTCCTTGTTATATGTTATTTGTGCCGACACCACATATATTACTCTGTCGGTATCATCAACACCTACATTCTCGACTGAGCTTGTAGATACTATGATGCTATTTTTGTATATTCTTTCTGAATACCCTGTTATTGCTGGTAATTCACATGCTGGATAGCATTGTTTGTCAAAGAACTGTAGGATAGATTCTAACCAATCACCGCCCTCTAAATCGTTCCTGCCTCTGGCATAAATGTCAAAGGACTGGCTCAATCTCAAGTTCCTGCCTCGTGGCGTTCCTCTACTCATAAGGTAGATGCCATTCTTGCCTATAGGTAACTTCTCAGAGTATATAAGAGGGTTTCCAGTTTCACTGCCTGTGAGTACCAGTGTTCCATAGCCGTTATCTTCTAATAGTTTTCCTATGTGTGGTGTTATCATATCTTACCTATATATCTATTTAAACTTCTACTAACTGATGTGCCAGCTCTTTCAAGATATTTTAATGTTTGTGGGTTCTTTTTGTTTTCGTAATGCCTACGTTTCGCATATTTTACTCTACCTCCACCGTAAGCAACCGAGTATTTCCCTTTATCCCTACGGATAATTCTACCGCTATTTACTAATGCCCTAGTATCAACAGGTGCTAAGATGGCTGATCTCCTATGGATATCTGTAGCCATTTCTAGCACTGCTAAGTCTAGTTTACGTTCAGTAGACGGAAGCCAACTGCTTACTAATGTTGATGTAACTCTAGCTTTCATTTTCTACCAATTGTTCTCGCCTAAGTGTTAAGCGATAATGTTCGATGATGTCAAAGTTTATTCCACCTCTGCCAGTTGTTTGACCAACAATGCGGTAATCCTGACCAGAATGGCTGATACCATGCCCTACGACATTAAAGTCCAATAGGTTCAAATATGGTTCATCTGGTCGAATGTGAAGTGTTGCATCAGAATCGACTGTAGTCATATTCTGGTTGAATTGATTTTCTCCATCACGTTCCTTGAACACGCCTAAGGCTGCGTAAGAGGTGTTTATGCTATTTCCTAGCAATCCACCCTTATTCAGTCTTAAGAACGTGTAATCGGTAGATACGAAGCTATCAAATACAGTCATTAGAATGGCCGACTCCTATAGTTGTAATACGGATTTTCAATATCAAGATTTATTATATCTCCATGTTGGATGTTTCCGATATTACATAAACTATATTTAGCAATTAAGCTCTGGTTGTCTAACAGGAACTGGTCGTATACAGAGTTATCATTAAAAGTGATTGAAAAATCTTCCACTTTCTTTGACTTCACATTACTGTTACCTGAGTTCTCTGTACTTATAAGCCCGAATAATCGAGCTGTTAGTAGTTGAAGCTCTGGCGAACATATACCCCAGTCTGCATTTATAGTAACTTCTTCTTCGTTTGTTAATAGCACTATTGAGTTATACCAACTAGCATTACGTCTGTTCCATTGCATAGCAGTGTAATCTGTAAACGCATTACCGTTGATCTCTACACTATTTATACTAGTGAAAAGGTCTGTAAATACCGTAGTATAACCTTTGCGAACATTATAGATTCTATCCTCTGTTGTATTCGTTAGATTTAAACAGGTTAGGTCCTCTAGTCGTTCTCGTGCAATGTTAAGGTACAAAGTTCTGTTAGTTACCTCAATAGAGGTTAGGGATCGCCCCAAGAGTGCTTCTAATGTAGATTGATTCAAAGTTTAATCCCTTTCCTTATTTAAGATGCACTAGCGAATTGTAGTAGTGAGAACGATTCTAGTCGTTTTACACCACCAGTGATATCAACGTCTGCTCGAAGTGCACTTGCATCTTGAGTAAATAGGTTGATTACACCTGCGATAGTTGCTT